GCCCAAGCCATCAACAAGCCCAAGCGGGAGCGGGTGGCGGCGATCAACTTCGATGGGGGCTGGGAGACCCACACCCGGCTGGCCTCTCAATTTGTGGCGGCGGCGCAAGGGGCGCGCTTTATCGACTACGCGGTGGACGGGCTGGACCCCATCGCCGCAGCCGGGGCCGAATCGCCCGACCGGGGCAACGTAGAGGCCCACGCCTGGTATCAGCGGGGCCACGCCCGGCTGGAGGCCAGGGCGTCCAAGCGCTTTCGGGCCTATGTGCCCGACGACGAGGGCCATGACGATTTGTTGATTGCCGATATGCTAATGATGGACGCCGCCTATAGTAGCGGCCAGCCCGCGGTTATGCGGTCGGGGACGGTGAGATTCTATGGCTAATCAGAGCGCAGTCAAGTCCATTTTCGATCATGACGAATTCAAGCCCTACCGGGGGCGCTATGCGGCCCGGCGGGAGCGCGCTATGCGCCGACGGCGCTATTACGAGGGCACGATTTACGACGACGGCCAGTTCAAAATCGCCCACAAACTCTATGCCCAGACCAAGAGCCTGTTCAGCCTGTTGGCCCGTGCGGTCGATTTGGACGTGGCCCTGGTTCCCGGCATGGCGGCTCCCTGGGAACTCAAAGAGGGCACGCCCCAGGTCATCACCAAAGCCCAGGGGCTGCTGTATGAGTGGTCGTCCTGGGATACGGAGGGCGAGGAATGGCTGGAAGATGGGGCCACCACCGGCGAGGCCGCGCTGAAGATTGTGCCTGACGCCGACGCCCGGCTGGTGCGCCTGCAACGGCTGCGCCCGGAAATTGCCCTGCTGTTGGATAGCCATTGGGACGCCGAGACGGGGCAGCGTATCCCCCTGGGGCTGATCGTAGACCCCCAGGCCGAGGACGCCGACGGCACGGGCTATGAATACGCCGAGGCTATCACCCCGGCGGGGATTCGCACCTACCGGGACGGCGCGCCCTGGGGCTATAGCGGCAACCCGGATCGTTACCCCAACCCCCTGGGCTTTGTGCCGATTGTGTGGGCGAAAAATGATTCTGAGTGCCGCCCGACCTTTGCGAAGGCCCAGCCCCAGCTAAACAGCGTCAACGAGCTGGCCTCCTACCTGGCCGACATCATCGGACGCCACGCCGAGCCACAATGGGCGGCCAGCGGGGTGGAAGAGGGGGAGATGGTCAAGAGCGGCGATAACGTATGGTTCCTGCCCGCCGGGGCCAGCGTCGAGGCGATTCTGGCGACGGTGGATATCGAGGGGACGTTGGCTTTTATTCGGGAAGTCAAGGAAGAGACGAAAGCCAACCTACCTGAACTCGCTTTCGACGACCTACGAGCCAAAGACCAGATCGCCACAGAGACGCTGGAGGTGCAACTAGTGGAACTGGATGCCAAAATTTGGAAGATGCGCCGCCGCTATGACGCGGCCCTGACCGAAGCCCACCGCATGGCGGCGACGGCGGCGGCGATTACGGGGATCGGGGAGTTGTCGCCCCTACTCCAGATGCACCAGTTTGATTTTGCCCGGCCTGTGCGCCCGGTGAGCCGCTTCGACCAGATACGGCTGGAAGAGGCGGAGTTGGCATTGGAGGCCCAGCGGTCGATTTTCGGCGGGGAACGGCTGACCGCCACGGCGGGGGTTATGAGCGAGATTGTGAGGGCCTAGCCCATGCCCACCCGCGCCGAGACCCTCCTGCGTAATCAGTTAGCGATGGAACGGGCCGAGGCCGCCATTGCCCGGCAGGTGGCCGCCGCCTATAACCAGGCCCGGCGGGAACTGTTGGCCGACCTGTTGACCCGCTGGATTGGGCCAGGGACATTGCGACCGCAAGAGGCGCTGGACCTGGTGCGGCGGCTGGGGCTCCTGGGCGAGATTGACGCCCGCCTCACCCAACTGGAGCAGCAGACCGGGGCGATTTTGCGGACGGTGGTGGTAGATGCTGAGGAGCGGGCGCTAGAGGCCGTCGGGCGGGAGATGGAGTTGCTACCGCCCAACCTGCGGCCCGATTTGCGCCAGTTTACCCGGATCAATGCGACGATGATCGAACGCTTCGTCCCGCTGGCTCTGGAAGATATGCAGATGGCGACCGCGGCCCTGCGGGGGGTGTTGCGCAGGGAATTGCAAGCCGGGTTATTGCAGGGCGAGGGATTCCCGGCCCTGACCGCCCGGCTACTCAAAACCGAGGGCAGCGAATGGGCGAAGGGGGCCACCAGCGCGGAACGGCTGGCCCGGCGGCTGGTGATCCACGCCGAGAACGCGGCCCGGACTGAGTACATCCAGCAGGCCGGGCGGGGTATCCCGGAGCTAAAGCGCCAGGCCGTGGCCCACATCGGCAGCACCACAACCGATTGCTGCCTGCGGGTACACGGCCAGGTGGTGGGGCTGGATGAACCCTTCACCCTGACCGGGGAGCCGAGGTTTGCACGGGAGATGATGCACACGCCCTTTCACTGGAATTGCCGGACCGCTATTGCCGCCTGGCATCCGAGATTTGAGGCTGGCGGGCTGAATTCGGCCAATATGCGGAGCAAGGCCCAGGCGGAGCTAAAGCGCCGGGCCGAGAACTAGACCACACCCCTCTGGGGTCCAACCACGCCCACGGGAGCGGCAATCCCGGATAGGACACCATGAGCGACACCATAGCAGCACCCACGGCCACGGAGCCGGAGACAGTACCAGTGACACCCGCAGTACCCACGCCCGACGCCGGGGCGAGCAATCCACCGGCGGCCCAACCGACAGCGCCCGCGGCCCCTGAGCCGTTCGCCACGTTTCCCGACGCCGCCTCTTTCCAGAAGCGGCTGGACCGGGAGACCCGAAAAACGCTCAATGGCCGGGCCAAAGAACTGGGGTTCGACGATTGGGAACACATGCAGAGCGAACTGGCGGGTCAACGGCAGACCCCCAGCCCCGGCAACGGGGAGCAAGCGCCGGAAGCGGAGCCACCCGCGGCAACGCCACCAAAGCCCAGCGCCCCCGACGAGGCGGCCCGGCTACGCATGGCCTTGCAGGTGGCAACCGAGAAAAACCTGCCCGCCACCCTGATCGCCCGACTACAGGGCGCAACCCCGGAAGAGATGGCCGCCGACGCGGACCAACTCCTGGGGCTACTGGCGGCGGGCACACCGAGGGGGCCGGGGATTCCCCCCGTCCCTCAGAACAACCAGACGACCACATTCACCCGCGCCCAACTGCGTGACCCGGCCTTTGTGCGGGCCAACGCCGAGGCAATCCAGCGGGCCAGCCGTGAAGGCCGAATTGTGGACGCATAGACAATTTGAGGTGAGGACATGACAGTCAACGCAACCAATCACGCGGATTTTATCCCGGAAATTTGGGCGGCCCAGGCCCTGGGCTATCTCAAGGCCAATACGGTGATGCTCAATCTGGTCAATCACGACTACGACAACGAGATCGCACGGGATGGGGACACCATCAACGTTTCCAGCCGGGGCAGCCTGACCGTGCGCACCAAGTCGGCGGGCACGCAGATTTCCAGCGACAGCCCGACCGGGACGACCAAAGCCATCACGGTTAGCCACAAGTACATCTCGTTTGTGGTGGAGGACATCGCCGAAGCCCAGGCCCGGCCCGACCTGATCGACGGCTACATTGGCGACGGTATCGCCATGATTGCCGAGGACATCGACGCCAGCCTGCTGGCCCTCTATAGCGGCTTTTCGACCACGGCCATTGACGCCACCAGCGGGATCGGGGTGGACGATCTGACCGAGGCCCGGCGCATCCTCAACGCGGCCAAAGTGCCCCAGACCGGGCGCTCTATCGTCTGGCATGAGGACGCCGAGGCGGAAATTCTGCAACTGGCCGCTTTCACCAACGCCCAGAACGACCCGGCCAACGCCACCGCGCTGCAACTGGCGACGATGGGGCGGAAATACGGCTTCGGCCACTATATGGACCAGCAGGTGGTGGCGACCGGCGGCGAGTGTAAGAACCTCGCCTTCCACCGGGACGCAATGGCTTTCGTAAGCCGCCGCCTGCCCGACCCGCCCGCCAATGTAGGGGTACGGGCGGCCAACATGGTGGAGGACAATATCGCCATCCGGGTGCTGTGGGGCTATAGCATGGCCGACATCGGCGTGCAGGTGGTGATCGATTTGGTCTACGGCGCGGCAGAACTGCGCGACAATCACGCCGTGGTTATCCGCTCCAGCGAAGTGTAACAACCCGGCGGGGGTGGACAGCCGCCCCCGCCCTAACGAAAGGCAAGACAATCATGCGCAACAAATCATTCTCCGCGGCCCTGGGGCTGGCCTTGATCGCCCTGGTGGTGATGCTGGCCTCGGTGGGCGGGTTGCCCGCCAGCGCAGCGCCCGCGGCGGCCATTACCCCGGTGGCGGTCAAAGCGCCGGTCAACGGCCAGACTTCGGTGCTGTTGACCTTTTTCGACGGCGAGGCC